CGGCTGATTCTCGACCTAACAAGGCAGCGAGGCTATCAGACCATCCGCGATTTTCAACGTAATCCCGCAGGCAGTCTGCATCGTTGTCGTTCTCAGGGTCAGGCCGCGAAGCGTATGTTTTGTCGATCGCCGCGCGAAGCTCCCGCCACAACTGGTCGATATCTTGTTTGTAGCTCATGATTTGCTCCTCGTTTTTAACGTGCTGACCGCACGATTTGTACTTACACTTGCGACTTTATCAAATTGCAGATTCCCCGCAAGAGTCCGTCATCCTCTGAGAAGCTATTCTCTGTGTCTGAAATTACACACTTGACTTCGTATGCTAGAATCCAGACCAGCACCAGTTAGCGGCTCTGGCCAAAGGTCCGCACCTTGTAAATGCTGTGAATATCTACGTCTGCAAGGTTTATCTCCCCAACTCGCGCATTCCGATCGGCACACTTGAACGATCCCAGGCGCGGCTTCTGATTGAAGAAAACCATGCAAACTGGTGTAATCGCTGCGATGACATACGCCTCAAGAAGTCTCAATTCCCATTACGCGGTATGAGCTGTCAATTTCCCAATGTCGAATTTCAGTAAACTGCTGATTTGCACGGTTTTGTGCATCCCGGCGTTAGCTCAAGTCCCAGACACCCCTCAGCCTCAAAAGGTTACATTCTTCACTTTCCGCAGTAAATGGCAAGCCCCTCCCCTCCGCACTGCAAAGCAAACACTGAACAAGAAATTCGTTATCTTACACAGCGCATTGCTAGTTACTTTCCTGATCGATCATCATCTCACTCACGCAGCAAGAGAGAATTACCCCTCAGAACTGCCGGCAATCACCGCAGTAACAAGCCTCGATTATCTCGCAAGTCGTTTGTTTTCAGAGTCATTAAGCGTAGAAGCTCCAATCTGGGGCATTCAGCATTATGCGAGGGATGCAGCTAAGTGATTGAATTGCTTATGCTTTTGTGGCGGCGTTATATCGGGCGCGCACCGTGGAAACACCGCGACTGAGCCTAGTAGAGATTCGCTGGCAGAAGGAAACTGCTCGCGTCTCACAGCTTTATTACGATTTACTTGGCGAGGAAGAATGCGAAAGACTCATAAGCAAAACTCATTCGGCGATCCAAGCTCGAACATGGGAACAGTCTGATGGCGCGGCCTCGCAAATGGATTGACCGCAAGTTACTGAAAGAACTGTGTTTAGCGCAATGCACGTCAGACGAGATCGCAGGAGCGTTACACGTTTCCTACTCTACGCTCGAAAGACGTTACGGCGCTGTCCTAAAGATATGGCGGGGTCAAGGCCCAATGTCAGCCCGCAGAAGGCTTTACACGCTCGGCATGACTGATATTCCGATTATGGGGAAAGATGGCGAGATTGTTGGTTACAAACCCGCGTCAGTCCCTTCGCTGATCTTCTTTCTCAAGAATTACGGCGGCATGGCAGATGTAACACGCGAGGCACCATTAGATCGTGGCAACTTACCCAGTCATTTCCTCACGACCGAAGACGTTAGCGGAACTCGTAAACCCAACTGAGCGGCAGCTTGAATTCCTCAAAGCCATTGCGACGAAAGATTTTGTGCTTTATGGCGGTGAGGCCGGCGGAGGCAAAAGTTACATCCTGCGCTGGTGGCTGGCATTGTTCCTGGTTGAGTGCTTTCAGGTTCTTGGCTTACGCAATGTCAGAGTGGGCTTATTTTGTGAGACTTACAGAACGCTCGAAGATCGGCAAATTTGCAAGATTCGCGTGGAGTTCCCGGACTGGCTGGGCGAGCTTCATCAGGACGACTTCGTTCTACATTCACGCTACGGCGGCGGCGTCATTGCCTTACGCAATCTAGATGACCCATCAAAGTATTACTCCTCGGAATTCGCGGCGATGGGAGTGGATGAGCTTACCAGAAACCAGCTTAGTGTTTTCAACGATTTACGGTTTAGATTGCGCTGGCCTGGTATACCTAAGCCAAAGTTTGGTGCGGGTACAAATCCCGGCGGACCTGGACACGCTTGGGTCAAGCGATACTGGCACGACAAGATATTCCCTGCCGAAATGGAAGCGCTGCGCGAAGAGTTTTGCATGGTGCGGGCGCGGGCTGCTGACAACCCACATCTATCGGTCGGCTATCATGACCGCCTTGAAACGTTGCCTCCCGATATGGCGCGGATGGTTGCGCGCGGTGACTGGAATGTGTATACAGGCCAGTATTTCCCGCAGTTTGACGGCAGGCACGTGCGCAAGGCATCAGAGGCCGCAAACTGGGTCAAACCATGGCACACGCGATGGATTTCAGGAGACTGGGGATACGAACATCCAGCCTGCTTCCACTGGCACGCCAAAGATGAGAATAATCACATCGTCACTTATGACGAATTGTGGGATCGGCGAGTAGGGGAAAGCGAATGGGCGGAACGGGTTACATCACGAGAGTTGGAGTGGAGGAAGAGATGGCCGAATCACCGGCCGCTAACCTCATTTCCGTTCTCGTGGGATGCTGGGAAGTTAAGTGTCAGAAGCCAGCCGAAGTATCCGAAGGCGATTATTCAGCTCCTTTCCGATGGGCTGGGGCCAAACGTTCCGGCCCCGCATCCTGCCGACTCTTCGCCAGGTTCGCGGATGAGTGGCTTCCGGTTGATGTCGCAGTTACTGGATGCCGATATGTGGGGCATTTCCGACTCGTGTCCGAAGCTGATTGAATGCCTGCCAATCCTGATTCGAGATGAAGACGATCCAGAAACTGTTCTCAAGGTTGATTTTGCCGAGGGCGACACGATTGGCGACGACCCGGCAGACTCAGCAAGGATGGGATTGCAGCACGAGTTCGGAAGCTCTGTCGTGCCGATCAACATCATGGCAGATCGCAAGGTGGCTGCGTATGCGGAGTCTAGAGGAATGGAAACAGGGGACTTAGACCCGAATTCGTTGCACATGTTACATCGCCGCGCGATGGTCGCGGAGAAGCATTTGAGACACAAGAGACATGGCGGGTTAGGAAGAATCTGGAGGCCGAGAAGCTAATGCCAGCGTACCCAGGGGTAACAGGCTCATTCACGCAGGTAAACTCTAACGCCTCGCCAATCCAGCTTTCAAAAGGCGATCAAGTCTATGTGTGGGGCAAGTTGGCAGCGACGGCCACGCAACTGCCTGTAAATGATAGCAATTACGCACAGGAAACGGTTGTCGCTCCGGCTGCGTCGATTGCTGTGGATATTCAACCGTTTCATGGCGACCCAGCGCCTTCGGTATCGGTTGAGATCAGATTCTCCGCAGCTCCGGGGGCTTTCAGCCTCCAGGTTCAGGAAGCAGACACGGATGCAGACGGCTTCTACATCACGCCGACCAATGCTGCCTACACGATAACTGCCGTAAATGGAACAACTTTCGTGGCGCGAGTTGATTTATCACCTACAGGTGGAAGGTTCTTGAGGCTGTATCTGGCTAGCTTGACGAACGCAGTAAACATCAGCGCAAAGATCAGCAGGTTAGGATAGTTACCAATGAGTAATAAATCTGCATCGGCTTCAGAGGACAAAATGGGGTCAAAAGCCGGGTTTAGATTACTTATCAGTAAACTTTTGTGGTTAGGTTTGCTGCTGGGCGTTGCCTTAGTCCTGATGGGCCAGCAGCAGAACTTCGGGGCAAACACAAACGCGGCGAATACATGGACCCAGACCCAAACCTTTGCCGCGATCACAGCCACAAGTATTCCTTCAGCGGGGCCGATTGGCGGAACGACTCCAGCCGCAGGGACGTTCACGACAGTATCAACGGGCAGCAACTGCGCGGTGAATTCAGTATCTCCGGCGGTCTGCGGGTCAGCGGCAGCAGGCGCGGTAGTTATCCCAACCACGACTGGAACCTACACAGTAAACACCTCGGCGGTCACGGCGCACAGCAGAATCGGTCTTACGTGGCTTACGTTCGCGGCCGACCTTCCGAGTTCTCCGACCTGCGTAGCCCCGGCCATCACGCAAGAGCCGACAATTTCAGCGATTTCCGCAGGAACGAGTTTTACGATCACACTAGCCTCGACGACGGGCCAAACCTGCGTTTATTACACGATCATCGATTGATTTTATGAACTGGCTGAAGCGTCTCATTCTGCGATGGCTCGGCGTCGAGCAAAGGCTTTTAGACCTGGAGCGGCATTTTGTGACGAAGTACGACCGCGAAGGGGCAATTGCCGAGACTTTAGCGGATGTGCCTGTGGAAAAGCGCAAGGAACTGAAGACTCCAAAGCAAAAGGGTTTGTCGTGGCAGCAGCGCAGGGCGGTCCTTGAAGCTACGGATGGCGGCCGGCGCGCTCCCGTGGGAGAGAGAATGGAGAGTACAAGCTAATGGGCGCATTTATGAATCCACAACGTGCCGCACATATGGCCCCCCCAGACCCCGCAGCCCCGTCGATGTCCGGGCAGTCTGACCCTAACGCTGGGATTGGCTCAGCCCAGTCCGGTTACGCAGGCCCGGAGAACGGCCCGTTTGAGTGTGAAAACTGCATCCACTTCCAAGCCCCAAATCAATGCAACAATCCGCAAGTCCAGTCTGATCCAGAAGTTAACGGCCAAGTCGAGGCAGAAGGTTGTTGTGACTTATTTTCCCCGGCAGGACAAGGCGGCGATGAAACCGAAGAAACTGAAGCGATACCAGCAGCAGGCGAAGGAGGCCAATAATGTTCGGTAATCATATGAATCCGCAGCGCGGCAGACATCTTGAGGGCGGAGAGCAGCGCCCGGAAGAGTCTGGCGACAAGCCCGACATTTTCATCCACGGCGGCCATACCATCCATGTTTTCCACAAGGACGGAACACATGAGATGCACGAGCATCACGGCGAGAGCATAGGCGATCACATCAAGGGGCTGCTTGGCGAAAACAACGAAGCCGAGATGCACGAAGAAGGTGCCGGGGAAGGGTCGGTTAGCGAATGATTTCAGTATCACGAGGTTCCACGCGGCAAAACCCGCGAATCAATCAGGAGAAACCACAATGAGGAAAGTATTAGGCAGTTTCGCGGTTATTCTCGCCTTGAGTCTCGCCGCGTTCGGTCAACAGTATGGCAACGTTCTTTCACAGAACTCCCCGCCTTATCATCGGTTTGGGAGCATCTTCTTCGCGCCTGCCTATTCGACCTGGCAGGCAACGATCATCTCCGGCAACACCACGACCGGAGCTGGTACGTCGATCATCGTGGCGGCTGCAGGGCAGACCGTTGGCCTGAAGGATGGCACCAACCTGCCACTTTCAACCGTGTTCAATACCAGCACTCCGATCTACGTGCAGGACGCCAACGCCGAAGTTGTGACTCCTACGGGCGTTACGGTTTCGACTTGTCCTGCCGGGAATCTAGGAGTGGGCGGCAGCGGCAACGCCTGCGCGACGATCACGGGCAACTTTGCCAATACGCACGGGCAGAGCGCACTGGTTGTCTCAGGCGATGGTGGAATTGAAGAGGCGATTACCGATGCCGGGTTGAACGGCGGAGGGCAAGTCAACTTCGAGGCAGATTGTGGCCGCGTCACCATGAATACGGGTGGCGTGACGACAACCACGACAAACTGCCAGATTCCGCTTAATGCGGTAGGAACAGGGGCATCGACTTACGTCACGACCACGATTACCACGACTGCGACGTATTCGCTCGGCATCGCCGGCTCGACCACGCTGTTTTATACCTCGTGCGCGTCTCTTACGGCGGGCCTGAACTGCTCGGCGAAGAACGTAGCGCCCACGGAGTCGGCTACAGGTACGTCGTATGCCCTGACGCCTTTGATTATCACTGCGAACGCTGCTTCAGGGGCGGGCGTGGTGCATATCAAGGCTTGGGGATATTCACAGGTTCAGTCGGTGCAGTAATGCCTTGGTTGTCGAAGGCACAGGCCCGCTGGGGTCACAGCGCGAGTGGCTTAAAAGCGCTCGGCGGCAAATCAGCCGTTTCCGAATGGGACGCTGCGACCCCAAAAGGCTCTTTACCTGAGAAGAAGAAACATGCCATCCCTCGAAGAAAAAAAAGGCCGTCGTAAGTTTCGGCACGAGATGCAAAAGCGCATGTGGAAGGTTGCCGCGCGCAGGATTGGGATGTTTGCGAGGCCAGCCCAGATGCACGAAGCGGCGAAGATCATGACCGACCGCTACATGCGCCAGGTTGACCACGCGCCAGCGAAAGTCATCGAGAATCAGGGCCAGATCATCCCGGAGAGGCAGCATGGCTAAGTTCATCAAGGCTGCGATCAAGCATCCCGGCAGAATGCACCGCCTCGCTGAAAGGAAGGGAGTATCCGTCCATGAGGCCGAAGTTGAGGCCTCGCATTCCTCCAATCCCTCTTTGCGCTCGGCGGGGAATTTAGGGCTGCGATTTGGCAAGGGCGGCGATTTGCACAAGCACGCTGTACCGCGACGGAAGAAACGTGGCTGACGAACTCTACAAGAACACGGATAACGCATCGACCGCGCCGGCTGATTCAGTCGATGACGCGCGCGACAAGCCCGATGAGCAGGAATGGGATGATCCGCTCGCCCAGCATGAAGATTTGCAGCGGGCGTTTCTGTCTCTGTATCTCGAATGCACGGCGGAGGACCGCTATCCGAGGCTGATTGAGGTTAAGGATGTCAAACAGGCGGAAAACTACTGGCCGGGACGCCAATACTGGTACTGGTCGGATCGGGATGAAACGTGGAAGCCTGCGCCGGGAGTCGGAGTTAGTCCGCTTGGCGACCTCGACTTTGACGAAATGCCGCGGTTTGAGTTTGTCACCAATATCTACCAGTCCAAGGGGCTTACTATCATTGGCGCTGTTGCTGGTGCTCCGCCAAGAATCCGTTTTTTCCCAAGGGATGCCGACGACCCGAAAGATACAGACACAGCAGAAGGCCGCACCAAGATCACCGAGCTGATTGAACGCTGGAACCCGCCGCAACTGATGCTGCAACAAGAGACTTATCATGCCTACACTGGCGGTTTTATTGCCCTCTGGACGCACTATGTCGCCGATGGCGAGAAAATGGGCTTTGATAAGGTTCCTGGCCTCGACACTCAGGAATCTGACGTGGATTCAACGATCACGTGTCCTCAGTGTGGCTGGTCCGCTCCCGCAGCCGAAGCGAGTCCGCCAGTCCCATGCCCGGAATGCGGAGCCCAACTCACCGAGGACAACGTTAGCGAAGAGGAGCCTATCCAGATTCCGGTGGACGGCGACGAAACCGACGTACCGCGCGGACGGCAGATTATCGAAGTCTTTGGAGCGCTGAACTGCAAACGTCCTCAGCACACGAATTCCCAGAGTGAATGGCATTATTTCGCCATCGAACGGGAAATCCACTATTCGATCCTGAGAGCTTCTGCTGCCACAGAAGAGATTGCTGATAAGATTCGGCCAGGAATGAATTTCGGGCCGGATGAATCATTTGAACGCAACGCGCGTCTCGCCGTCGCCGAGAATGCCAAACTACCCACCCAGACCGGAGCCAAGCAGTCCACGCTTGTAACCCATGCCGACGTTTGGTTCCGGCCCTCCTCCTACTGGATGATGAAAGATACCGGGATCAGGGAGAAGGCAAAAGAGATTTTCCCGCGTGGCGTGCATATTCAGTTTGCCGGGAACACGTTCTACAAGTCCGAAAAGCAATCGATGGACGATTGCATTGTGGGATTCCACGTCATGCCGGGAAGAGGGCAGCACCGGGCTGCCATCGGCACGTCGATGATTTCCGTGCAAGATCGGTTTAACACTTTCTCGAATATCTCGGCTGAAACCTACGAGTATGGCATTCCGATCACATACCGAGCCTCCGACACGTTCTCAGCGGAGGCGGATGATGACCAACGTGCCGCTCCGGGATTGGAGGTGGAAGTTGCCCTAAAGCCGGGAGACATCATCAACAATCGCATCATGCAGACACGAGCCGATTCAGTTTCCCCAGACATGCAGAAGCACATGATGGACCTGTTTGGGCCGATCGCCGAAGAAGTTTCTGGGGCGTATCAAGCCCTTACTGGGTCTGGGGATCAGCAGCCGGAGACCTTAGGTCAGGAGTCTATGCGGCGGGATCAGGCAATGGGCCGCGCTGGCGTGTTTTACGTCAACATGAAGCAGGCTCATGCCGACATCATGACATTAGCCTGCCGGGATTATGAGGCCCATTGCGGCGATACCGTGAAAATCCCTGTTCTTGGGGATTCTGGGGACTTTGAGAATGAGTCTATCGACATCACGGCTCTCGAAGGCGAAGCAACGGCCTATCCTGAAGGGGATGAAAACTTCCCTGAACTCTGGAACCAGCAGAGAGCGACGGCCATGCAGCTTGGGGATTCTCCGCAAGGCGCTGCATTGTTGCAGGACATGTCAAACCGGAAGCTGTTTGCCCGGTTGACGGGCATTCCTGATCTAAAGGTGCCAGGAGTAGAAGATTGGGAGTTCCAGCTTCGAGAGATTGCCGACATGACGACAATTCCGCAAGGCGATCAGTTGCTGGCTGGAATTGCCCCTGAAGTGTCAGTCGAGAAGTATCAGAACCATCCGGTTCATGTGGCTTGTTGCAAGTGGTGGCTGAATTCGCTTCGTGGGCAGAAGCTGAAGCGCAACAATCCCATGGGCTTTCAGGCGGTGGTGGAGCATCTTGCACAGCACGAGGCGGCAATTCCCGCACCACCACCCGACGAGAAGCCGCTATCTGAATCGCTTAATGTCGCATTCAAGGATATGCCCCCGGAAGCGCAGGCGCAGGTTCTCGCCAAACTCGGCATCAACGTAACAGCTCAAGACTTTTTGCAGAAACTGGCTCTTGATAAGGCCAGCAAAGCGCCAAAGATCGTACCATCCGCCCCTGGCGCAGGCGTAGGAGCCCCAAATGCTTAAATATTTCGTGCAGTGGTTTCTGTTCGGGCTTACAATGTTCGCCACGAGTGCTGTAACAGTCGGAGGCGGAGACGGTGGCGATGTAGGATTTGACTCCAGCGCAGATTCTGGCGCGGCAACTGGAAGCGATGCCGACCTTGGCGGCGACACTGGCGGAGGCCTTGACGATGCCTCCGCAGGCGACACTTCTGGAGAAGTATCTGCTGAACAGGATCAAACCGCACAGCGGCAACCCGAAGTTGATAAAGAGACTGCTGACCTCAAAGGCCTCGTCTCAAAGCGCCTCCTCGCGCTCAAGAAAGAAGCCCCGGAACTAGCCTCGGTTTTCCAGAAATACCCCAAAGTTCAAGAACAAGTCGAAGCAGCCTTCCGCCGCGACATGGCTTTCCGTGAGATTTATCCCACGGTTGCCGAAGCGCGCGCGATGCGCGAGCAGTTCCCGAACGGCATGGCGGACGTGGAACAGATTTACGCCGAGATTGCCGAAGTCGAAGAACTGGACAAGAGCTTCTATGGCCGGGATGCCCAAGGAAACTACACTGGACACTCCCAAATGATTGCGAATCTGTTCTCCGATGACCGGGATGCGGCGATTTCGCTGTTTCGTACTTTGCCGAAAGAATGGGCACGCCTTGATCCTGACAGTTACAACGAAGTCATGGGCGCTATCGTAGGCTCGACCCTTCAGAGAAGCGAGATTCCTGAATGGCTGACTGAACTGCGGGACTCGGCCAAGGAAGCCAAGCAGGATAGCCTGTCTGCCTCAATCGACAAGATGCTGCGTTGGGCGCAAGGGTTCCTCAAACGCAAGTCGGAGCCTTCCGAAGATGAACGCAGACTACAAGGGCAACGGGAACAGTTCCGCCGCGAGACACAAGAGCGGCAAAATCAGGACTTTACCCGCTTCAAGGGAACATTCTTCTCGGAAAGCCAGAAGCAACAGGCTTCCATTGTGAGGAAACACCCGGCCGTCGCGGAAATGTTGACTACGAAGGCCATTTCTGAAGAGAAAAAGACGGAAATTGTCCGTAAGATTCAGCAAAAGATCACCGAGCACCTGCGAACCTCGCGCGCCTACATGACAAAACTGCGGGAAGCCTACAACGGAGCGAATTTGCAGGAGGCTTTGAAGATTGAACGCGCCCAATGGTCTTATCCTTGGGTGCTGAACAAGTTTGTGCGGTCAGTTTTGGCCGAAGAGACGCCAAATCTGGTCCGCCAGAACCGGGAGCGCACCCGCGGCACGACGCAGGTGCCAAGACGGCCCGAAAATCGTGTAGAAACACGGCAAACCGAACGCACTGGCCCTTATCAAGAGGGTGGAGTGTGGAAAAAGAAGGATGGAACACGTTTCACGACCGCAGAGATACTCCGCGGCCTGCATCTCAAGACTTCTTAGCTTCACCGCAGACAAAAACGGCGATTGAACCGGGTTTCCGCCGTCCCGCGCGTCTCCGGGCAGTAAAAATCTCGATTATCTCGGAGAACACGCCATGCCAGCAACAAATCTAAATTCCGTTGCATTGCAACTGGAGAAAGTGCGTAAGACGGTGCCCACCGCCTACGAGCAGGAAGTAATTCTGCTCGATATGATCGACAAAAAGGGTGACGCCATCGACGCATCCACCCGCAACATCCGCCTGCCTCAGCTCATCCGGCCGGGCGGGAAATTCAGCCAAGGAACTGCCGACTTCGATGACATGGGTCGTGGTTCCGGGTCCACCTGGGATGTAGGCACGCTCTCAACCCTGCATTTCCGCTTTGCCTTTGAAATCTCCAAACTCGCCGAGTATGCGAGCAAGGGGAATGATAAGGCTGTGGAAGATGTAGCGGTCAGGGAAGTCGAAGAAGCGCTGAAGATGTTCAAACGCGCCCTCGATTGCGTCTACAACACCAACGGGACGGGACAGCTCGATACCATCTCGGCCATCAGTGGAACGGTTTGCACGGTCACCAACCCGAACCTGTTCTACTTCAACCAGGACATTCAGTTCTATCCCACTGGCCTTGCTTCGGCATCGCGCGGATTGGCGACGGTGACAACGGTTGATCCGCTGCTCAAGACCGTCACTTTCAACGCTCTGCCTCCAGGGACTTCGGTAACGGATGCTCTGGTTATCAACATTTCGCAGGGTGCCGGCGGAGCAAATCCTGTCTCTCTTGAGGGATTGCTTTATAACCACGTTGATTCGCAGTCAGGGTCGTGGAACAACCTGGCGCGCTCGACTTATCCCGAAGCCTTGAAGACGCCTCACGTTGCCGCGGGCGGAGCGACCATTACTCCTGCCCTCCGGCGCTTGGGCGAAAACAAGCTCCGCAGGGTATTGGGAGTGAACTTCGAGGAACCGATGCTGGCCTACATGAACGTAGACCAGGAGGCGGCTTGGGAGAATGCAGGGCTGACCATCAGTTCGATCATTCTCAATCAAGTCTCCGGCGATTCCTCCGAAGATCCGCTGAAGCGCCATGCCCCCAAGACCTTTGGCGGCATTCCAATCAAAACCTCGATCCATGCCACAATCCAGCGCATCGACATCATCTTGTTGAAGCACTGGGGCCGGGGCATTACCAAAGAGATCGACATGTTTGAATTGGGCGGCCAAACCACGTATCAGGTCTATGGAGCGTCGGGCGGTCTGGAAGCTGGATACCTCCAGTATTTCGACACCGTGTTCAACGTTTTCATGGATCAACCCAGATACGGCGCCTTCTTCGATGGACTTGCTCTACCAGTCGGCGGCTACTAACCAACATGCGAGCCTCAGCCACGCTGGATGCTCCGAAAGGTTCAGCGTGGCTGGCCGCACACAAGAGGAGAATCAAGATGCACATCACCGAAAAAGACACAGTAAGCGACGACAAGGCAGCAAAGGAACTTGGGGTAGCCAAGGGTTCTCATCTGCTCACGTCAACGCTTGAAGCCGATGGGCCATATGAACTGGCTACGGATAAGGGTACGCTGAGCGCGAAAGTGCTAAGTTGCACCCGGACGGCTGGCGGGGGGATCGTTTTGAAGACAGCAATCACCGTCACCGAACCGCAGCCAGAGAAGCCCAAAGTTCCGGGTGTTGCTGGCAAGCCTGCAGCTTGGGGCAAGCCCGCTGCCAAGCTACCTCCTGCATCGGGGCGATCAGTCCCGGCGTGGGGGAAAGCATAGGAACAAGCAATGAGTCGCCGTCGTTGCCAACCAATCATTTTCAACTTTTACATCGAGGAGAACACTACCATGCCACAGACAGTACAGATCACTGTAACCTTCAACATTGCCGGAGGCGCGCCGCCGCCTCCTCCTCTGGTCGCAACCCCTTCTACCGTCACAGATTCGTTGACCGTGGGAACGGCTGCGCCCTCCACTCCGCTGGCTGAAGTTAGCGGCGGGACACCTCCCTATCTGACCCCAACCATTGACCCATCCAGTCCGAGCCAGCTTCCTCCCGGCCTGACGGCTGCGGTGGATGCTTCGGGCAATTTCACAGTGACAGGGACTCCGACCGCCGGGGGAACTGGCACGGTGATCTTTGACGTTACCGACTCTGGAGCTTAATGCGCCAGAACGCGAACGAAGCGGTAGAACGGCGCGACACTCCGCCCGAAGTCACTGAGGAACTGAAGCTCGCCGGAGGCTTGAACAGATTCGGCGAGCCAATGTTCCGCGTGATTTGGGGATTCAACCGGATTGTGCCCATGAGCGGGGAGTGGCAGGAGTGGGAACATTCCACTGCTGCTTTGGTCGATAAACTGACGGGATTTTCCCAGTCCCGGCCTGTGATTCGACTGGTCAGGTCCGTTATTGAGACGCGCTTTGAGCCAAAATATCTTCCGGCAAACTGCTGGCATTTGGAGAAGTGGTGTCCGCCAGAAGAGTACGGTTCGCCGGAAGTATGGAGGAAGCAGGGGGAGGAGGTCGTGCAGGGGCTAACGGTTGATACGGCGGGGGAATTCCCTTCGCGGGGAGAATATGAACTGGTTATGCCCCTCACGACTGACTTCACCTATGACGGAAAACCTTTGCCGCTTTCATCAACCCTAGTCGGGGAACTGGCCCGAATGGTGAAGGTGGGAACGGAGCGTTATAGCCTCATGCAACGTCGTGCGGCGATTGAGCAGCGGCTGAAGCGCGAGGAGCAGGGATTCACCAGAAAAGCAATAGACATTATGAAGGACGGGATGCGCCCGTATGCTGGCGAGGCGTTTGTAATCGTGCCCGACTCAGTGAATTAAAGGAGAAACCATGTTAGACGCCCGATTCATCATCAACGTAAGCGATCAGGAGTACATCCACTCAAACGGCGCAGCCGGGACGTTTATTGTCCCTGCGAAGAAGCCGGGCGAGGAATTCGGCATTCTGCCCATTTACAACGTCAGAGAGATTCAGGACGTTGGCAACCAGATCAAGACGACTCACTGGCCTTCGGCAACCTCGATTGCGCTGGATGTGATGGGAAAGAATTCAGACGCGGCAGCGCACACCGCTGGACAGCCCGCTGGTGCCGAGAAGTGGGGATTGCTGCTTTGTGAGGCAAATCCAGACATCCCCAAAGACTTATTGGCTGCGCTTGAAGAGGAGCGTTTATTCCTGCAAGAATTCCCGCCCGAAATCAAGCAGCGCCGCAACCGCAACACGAAAATGATGATGATTCTGAGCATTGATACGCCAGAGAATGCCGACAAAAAAGAGAAGATGGCGTCCAAGATCACGAAACTGCGAAAGCGGTTTGAGGATGACTGCCGCAAACTGGTGACGAAAGCGGAAGTTACCAGGGCCATGCGGAACCTGCAAGTCGAGGATCAGCGGCTCGTATCGGAAGGCGATACCATGCACGCCGGGAACGAGCAGTCGAAGCGAAACATCTCCGAACTCCACAAAAAGGCTTGTGCTCGGCTCGGCCAGGAGCGGCCTTGGTGCTACATCCCCAAGCAGCTTGTGGACTGTCCCGGATGTGGGGCGAAGATCAGCGAGAACATTTTGTCCTGTCCACAGTGTCACGGTTGGCTGGATGAAGGGATTGAAGAACTGCGCGCCATGCCGCCCAAACAGCGGAAAGTGGCGATGTATCCCGACGTGGTTGAAACGGCCAGCTAATGCCGACGCTCGCTAGTAGTGCGTACAACACGGCAGAAGATGTGTTAAACCGCGTTCGGGCGATCATCAATGATTCTGAGGTAGCGGGCGGAGACATTCTGACTGACTCCGCCCCATTTACCTTCACCATCCTGAATGGCGGTTACGAGCGGGTCCAGTTGGAGCTTGCCAAGGCGGGAGTTGAGACGTTCACGGAGGAATGGTGGTTGATCGGACTGCCTTCGATGCCAACGATTGACCCGGAGGCGCGGATGGTAGTGGATGATACCGGGTGCAACATTCTTTACCCGGACGGCATTGGCGATGTGTTCTCGATGACGCCACAGTTGCCAACGAACCTGAATACTCCACTGGAACTTTACGAGCGGCAGTCAGGAACAACAAACTTCGCCGCAAGGATGAAACAGCCCAACGGGGGCATTTGTTCACTGGAACAGCAAGACTGCCTGATCGACTGGGAATGGAAAACCGATGGTCTCAGGTTTCGCGGGGCTACGCAGTCAGAAGATGTGAAGATCGTCGGAACCTACGAACTCCCATTGCTGGTGAATCCGACCGATCCTGTTCCCATTAGGGGGGTTTTGAACGCTGCGGCTTACTATGCGGCTTTGATCTTTGCGGAGTCCCGCGGCGGGATGATTTCGCCTCAGTACCAGCAACACGCCGAAGAAGAGATTTTCCTTCGCCTTCAGATTTCATCACGGCGAAGACAAAGGAAGCAGGTACGCCGGAGGCCTTATTCAGGTCGCGGTGGCAGAAGTTATCCCTATCTCTAAGGAGCAATTCAATGGCAGCATTGATTCAGATCAACAGCGTCGATGGCAGCGGGGGATGTATTTACGTCACCGGCTTCATCGTTCTTTCGGGTAGCTACACAACCAACGGCGATCCGTTGAATTTTGCACTCGCCACCGCAGACCCAACCTATGTCGGTCCACTTCCAGCAGTAGAAAGCTCAGGACTGTTGAATATGGATGTGTGGTCGATGGCGGGAAGTCAGATCGGGGCGAACTATACCGATTACGACGTGAACTGCACGAAAGCCGGCACGCCGCCGATTATCAGCCCGAGCACCGGGGCAAAACTGAAGTGCGCAGCTCTGGCAACGCCTGGAACCGAACATTCTGCGGGAGCCTACGAGTCGCAGTACACGGGCGACACCATTGCTTTCATGGCGGTCTTCACCAAGAACCTGTAGCTCATGATAGATGAAACGCTTGTCGATTTGCCGGTGGAGGTTTTTGGCGGCTATACGCCCGCCATCGTTCCCGAAAATCTCCCGCCAGGGTCTGCAAACATCGCGCAAGATGTGTTCTTTCCCCAAGCTGGGGTGAGGACGCGGGGCGGCTTGGGTTCTGGTGTCATATTCGGCGGCCCGGTCGAGGGGATTCCGACGAATGGCGTCAGCATTGTCTCGAATGTCCTCCAGGTCGGCATCGGCTACATACCCAACCCCTATTTTCTGGTCGGGGTGACGTTTGCCTTTGAGGACTACCCCGATGCGACCTTCCTGAACGAAGAGGAATTGGAGTGCACGTCGGTGCAAATCAGCCCGCCGCACTACCCGTTTTTCCCCGGAGTGGTCTACCTCAATTTCTCATTCGTGAATCCGACCTACAGTTCCACCGAGACTGGCATGATCTCGAGCACGGGACAGATTCCTTCGAGCGCTTCGATTAACGGCCTCAAGACCTACCTGACGCCTGCCGGGAGCAAGGATCTGATGATCTGGGATTCCCTAGGCGATATGTTCAAGGAAGATCCCCAGGGAACCTTAACCCTGATAAATTCGCGGCCCTACCAGAACCTGTTCTACCAGTCGCAAACGCTTTTCGGGCGCGAGTATCAGGCGTTTTTCAACTCCCTTGGGGGATTTGATATTCCACGCCAATATGACGATACGAACTGGGACCGCGTAAGTCATTCTGGGCCGGGAATCGCTCCGACTGCTTCTGACATCAGTTTCGCATTGGTCACAATCTCCCGCGCTTCGAGCACTGGAGTTATCACACTAACGGTTGTCGCGCCCTCGACTACGAACTTCGCCGCAGGTGGGTTGTGCAACATTACGGGCGTGACCGCCGATCCGACGCTCACAGGTCAATTCCCAATCTTCTCGGCTGTGTACTCTGTTGGTACATGGACCCTCACCCTTTGGGGAGCATTTGGGGCTTATCAGATTTCCGCCGTACAGAGAGCTGGGGGAACAGTCACGGCCACTCTAGAGCAAACCGTTAGTGTCCCGCCGAGCACGACAGTCATTGTCAGCGGAGTATCAGACTCCAGTTATGACGGAGAGTTCACCACTGCTACGCTCTCTGGCAATCAGGTAACATGGCCTCAGACTGGAGCTAATTCCGTATCAGCTGGCGGGTTCCTCTATGTCCAGAACGTAAAAGCACCGGTCTACAGTGCGGCCCCACAAGCCTACGGCACAGCCCCCGTGAATACTCCCGGCATTCAGTTGGTCGGCAACGTAAGCGGCTTTGTTCTTGGCGGCAGTATCGTCGTCGCCGGGAACTCAGTAAGTGGATGGAACGCTACATGGCCTATTTCTAGCCAGATTGCGCCACTCTTTGTTCCTCCGGGTACGGCAGGCTTGCCTCCAGGTCCGCTGACAGTTCAAGGAATGACTGTCGTCTATCTTGTGACGGGAACATCCGTTCCTGGTTCTATAGGATATGGCGGAACGGCTTCGGCTTCACTCCCCGCTTCAAATCCTGCGGTTACTGGCGTGGCTGGGCCTGCGGGGAATATATCCCAAGGCCTCCACAATGTCTCCGTGGCTTACATCAACCGCCAAGGCTACATCAGCAAGGGTGCCCCGTGGTCAACGTGGTACGCCGGGGGAGGCTTTCAGGCTGCAATAGCGGGCATACCCACTGGCCCCCCGAATATCGCCCAAAGGCTGTTACTTTTCACTCCAGTCATTAGCCCTCCGGCCGTCACAGGAACGTGGTATTCCCTGCCAACCGGGACCACAGCTTTATCGACGCCCACGGCCATGCTGATTCAAGACAATGTGACCACTACGGCAATCGTGGATTTTGAGGATGCGATCCTGATTTCTGGCTTTCAGGCCGAATACCTGTTCAATGAATTGGAACTTGGGGAATGTGCCGCCATGCTGCCCTACAACGCAAGGACGGTATGGTTAGGGGAACGTGCCAGAGTTCCAAACTTCCTCAACATGGGGTTTGATGGCGGATTCACCGGGAGTTTGCCGAATGGCTGGACCGGAGGGGCCGGCGGAGGTGGTGGGTCAGCTTTAGCTAGTGGATTTCCGGCGGATTGGGGAGACGCCTACGCTATCACGGGGGATGGGGTCACAGCAAATCGCGGTATCATCACCCAGTCCGCGTATCAAGATTACCTGCAAGTCTCTATTCTTCAACCTCTTACAAGTTATTCCGTGCGTGCCCGCCTAGCTTATACCGGAGTTGCTCCGACCCAGGGTATCGTAAGTATCCGCCTGCAAAGCGGATTCACGTTGACTGCCGGCCTACAGGTGAATGCGACCTCTCTGACTACTGCCTATCAGGAATTTATCGCTACTTTTACAGATGCGCCGTTCGCCAGCGTTCCACCGAATTTGCAAATAGTGGTAGAGGCGGCTGGAACACTCACCAATGGAACCACGGTGCTTATTGATTCTATCGAGCCATTTCCGCTGTTAACACCATTCAATTCCTCAACGGCGAGGCTCTCTTATGCTTTCAACCCCGAAGGTTTTGATGCGGTAACCGGGCAAGTGCAAATTCGCCCCGGAGATGGACAGAACCTACGGGCTGGCTTCCCTCTCAGAAATTCGCTCTATTTGGCGAAAGATCACTACCTCGGCTACATCACGGATGATGGAGTCAATGAGCCTTCTTCGTGGACGTTTACGGAGGTATCGGCAACCATCGGCATCTGTGGGTCGAACGCTGTTGACTGGAATGAGGAGTGGGCTGTTTTTGCCGAGCGTAGCGGCCTTTACATCTGCTGGGGGTCCGATCCGGTAAAGATCACCCCGGAAATCCAGTCAGACGCCACTTTCTCAGGGAGAACGTCGTGGGCTTCGATCAACTGGACGGCAGCTTACACGATTTGGGTAAGAATCGACAAGATCAACCGCAAAATCCTTATAGGCGCGCCGATTAACGGGGCAGTGACTCCAAACGTGGTGTTCATGCTCGACTACCGCTGGCTGGACACGGCGGAAGAAATCGCCATGTCGCCGATGGTCACTTATTCCGCTTTCACGGGCAAGATGCTGGCCCACGGCAAAGGTCGAAGGTGGGCGATATGGAATATCACGTCTAACTCCTTCACTTACGCGGAACGCGCCGATGGCAGCGCCCAGCCCTTTTTTGGAAACGGAATCGGCAACGGCAAGATTTATTGGCAGCAGGACGTGGCAATCCAACCGAATGACGATGGCGCAGTCATCAACTGGCAATACCAGACCTATGCCCTGCCCTCTGCGATGGAAGAACAGCAGATGCAGCTTCGCGCGCACAGGAAACTGTTGGGATACATGAAGTGGAGGGCAATCGGGCCTTCTGGCTATACCATGGGAGTTGGGATTACGACAGCAACGAGATCAACCATTCTACGGCCTTATTCCTTGTCTCCTAACCCCCTAGGAGACGGCGAGCGGCCGGTGAACATTCACGCGGAAAGATTTTTCCTCACATTCTACGGGACTGGGCTTGGGGCGTGGGCGCAATTGGAAAAGGCTATCGCTTGCGTAAAGAAGGACGCCGTGGCTCTTGTACGTGGTCTCAGCTCATGATGACCTGCACGGAAAGCTGCAATCGCTGGGCGCAGTGGAAGGTGAGCAGCCCGGAACGCAACGAAAAGGGTGAGATCGTCTATTTCAAAACGCTGGCAATTCTCTGCGGCGAGCACAAAAATATCATGCAGGAAATGGCAGAACACATTGTCCCGAAGATTGACCTGAGATTCAACTTCGTAGGAGCGGTTCCCGATGGCGCTTTCAATCCCCAATCTCGATAAGATTCAGAAGGCTGACCCGAAGCTGGGTGAGGCTCTCCAGAAGATCAAGAACTATGTCACGCTGAACACCACGGTCACAGCGGGGAATAAGATTCCTGTTCCGCCAACGAATCCCAGCCAGGTGCGCGGCTGATGCTCGTAAGACCTTACACGCAGGAGGATTTGCCGGAAGTGAAAGCGCTTCATGCCGCGCAGGGGTTCGATTACGAACTCCCCGACCTTGAGGCATCCTCCATGCTGGTTCGGGCTGTGATTGAGGATAAGGGGCGGGTGACGGATGCGGTCTTTCTGCGGAAGACTTCAGAGGCATATTGGTGCTTCGATCCCGGATTGTCGCATAAAGAGCGTGTCGGCCGAATGCTGATTCTCAACAAGGAAATGATGGGGCCAGCGGCGCGCGCGGGGTTTGAGGATATTCATGCGTTTTTACCGCCTCTGATAATGGACAGCAAACTTCACAAGACTTTGCTGCGGATTGGCTGGTTCAAGCCGTTGTGGGTCTGCTACAGCCGAAAGGTAGGTGCGTAGTGGCACGCGGACAATCGCAAGCGGCGGGCGCTCAACTTGGTCTCACTAATAATATTGCCGGGCAGGAGGGCGCGGAGGCTTCAGGACTAGAAAGCAAACTGATTCCGGGATACGAGTCGCTGATGAATACCGGCTACCTGAATCCCGCCGAAGAAGGTGCGGCGACAACTTCGGAAATGGGTGCGGCAACGGCACCGTTTGAATCTGCGAAGTTTGACACCTCCAATCGCGCTGCGGCTACGAGAAACCCTGCGGGAGTTCAATCAGGCGAAGACGCTCTGGCGCTAGAAGAAGGCAGTCGTAGCGGTAGTGCTGCGGCCACCCTACAGAACCAAAAAATGAAGGGCCAGGTTGGTGGCATGGCAGGCCTTGAAGGGCTTGAGTCTGGAGATTTAGAAGCAATGGAGCGGATGTATGGCCTTGGGCCGGGAACTCTCAGTGCGAGGGCAGCAGGGCCGGGCGGAGATCAAACCGCGCTCGGCTACATTAATGCCTTCATGCCGACCAGTGCCGGAGGTGGACACATCTAATGGTAGGCACGGATTACGCTCCCGTAATGTACGACGAGGACGAGGAAGAGCGGCTGCGCCATGGCTATGCTCCGGCTGTGCCCGCCGCCCCTTCTCCCGCCGCTCCAGCTCTAGCAGGCTCCGTGGGCGATTTGGAAACACGCGGCCTGCAATCGCATGTCGCCCCGCCGCCGAGTGTCCCAGCACGTCCCACGTGGGCGCAATATGCTCCAGCCGAGCCGAAAGGGTGGGCCAAAGTCGGCCACACTATCGCTGGGTTGGTTGGCGGCCCCTTTAACGCCTATTTCAATCAGCGCCCGGAGCAGCAGGCCGAACAAAAATACAAGACTGCGACCGAAGAGTACGAAGCGCCGATCAACGAAGGTGAAAAAGAAGCTAGCACAGAGGAGCATGAGTCGGCGGCGGAACGGGACAGGGCACAAGCGGAGGCATTGCGCCATCCGCAGCCAAAGGAAGAGGAATCTGGCAAAACAATCACCACCGATCAAGGGGTGATGCAATGGAATCCCGAGACGAAGCGATATGACATCAAGGCAGGCGGAGCGCCAACGAAGGAAAATGCCAAGGATGAGGACGTTCAGGATTACTTGCAGGCCAATAAACTCGAAGACACGCCAGCGAATCGAGAAAAAGCACGTGGGGCCATTGCCGAACGCGGCAAGACGGAAGCTGGCAACTACCTTCCGGTAAATGATGCGACAGGGGCCACAAAGGGATGGATCGACCCCAAATCCCGGCATTATGTCTCAGTGGAGGACATTAAGGGCGCGAATGCTGCAGCTCCGGGAGGTGTGATCCCGCCCAAGCCCACGATGCAGATGCGGAATGTTGGAGCGCAGGCCGCTTTAGTCCACGAGCAGATGCCCACAGTAATCTCCGAAATTCAACAGATGAAAGACGAACTCGGTCCACTCGAAGGTCGCTGGAATGAGTTCATGCAAGGTAAGATCGGTTTGGACAATCCTAAATTCGCCGGGCTGCGTACCGATTTGCTAATGATGTCTTCCGCTGTGGCTCTCATGCACGCCCGTGGGCGGCTGCCTGAAAACTTGCGCGAAGAGTTCGACAACGCCATCAACGCTCCGAAACAGACTGCCACTAATCTTGTCGCAGTGTTGCAGCATATTGACCAGTGGACGCAGGCGAACATGGGCGCGATGAGTGGGCAGTCGGCCGGAGCGCCACAGGCTCCGGGCGGAGCCACTGATCCTCTGGGAATCAGGCCTAAATGAGCACTCCGGCGCTGAATCCGCTCGTAGGCGCAATCCGAGGTAAGTACCCCGGCGTCTATGACGACATGGACGACGCTGCACTTACAAAAGCAGTCCTCGCCAAACACCCGCAGTACGAGGACATGGCGCGACCTGCTACGCCTATTCCGGGAGCGCCCAGCACCCAGCCAGAGATGAAGGGTTCTTATCTTGGAACTCTGGAAGGTGGACCGACTGATACGCAAGGGGCGGGAAGTAAAGTCCCACAGTCTATCGTTCACGCTCCAGATGAGCTAGGAGAGGGTATCGCGGGCGCGGCGGCAATTGGGGCAGCATCCCCAGTTATCAGCGCCGTAGCCCCCCCTGTTGCGCGTGTGGCAGCACGGCATCCTTTCCTTACAAGCATGGCAATCGGGGAAGCGCGGAAGATACCTTACGTTGGCAAATTTATCCCGCCGTACTCTGAGTTTCTGCCCTTCCTTCGCGGCGGGACACCCGAAGTCGCAACTCCGCCTGAAGAAGCCCCGATTCCGCAAACCTCTGCCAGTGAGCCTCCTGTTATGACACCAGAGACTAACTATGTCCCGTCCACCAACCAGATTCGTCAGAAAACCGAAGGCTATGCAGGAATTCCTTCACCGGGAACTCGTGCCGACAGGATGGATGACCGGGCCATTCAACAAGAACAGTCCCAATGGCTTGAAACTCAAGGCCAAAGAGCGGAATCTGAAGCTCGCAGGCGTGCAATCGCAGGCAGTTCCACGGGGGTAACCAAAGGCGATCTGACGCGCGCGGTTCGCCCTACTGGGGCTTCGGGGAGATCGGATCAACCGCCAGTAACCAACGATTTAACTCCTCAGTGGCAAGCGGAGCTTGATCGGATTCGGGCGCTGAAAGCGAAGAAGGCGGGAGACTGAAAATTCCGCCCCACGGAGCATAGTCAGTCCAATCGCGTTTCACGGCCAAAGTATAACACCATGAGAAAACTACTCACCCTGCTTTTCCTCAGCATTTGTACAATTGCCGTTGCCCAAAACTCCAGAGTCGATGGCGTGATCTCGTCGCGCTATAACAATCCCGCGGCTGGGGCTTATGTCGCTGCTTGCGCTCAACCAGCTACGATCACCACTACAGCCCCTTACTGTTCCCCGCTTGCCCCCCTCTGCGCCTCGCTGACTGATGTCAATTGCAATACGGGGTCGTTTCCGGTTCAAGCTAATGGGCTGGGTAATTACTTCTTCTACATTAATCAGGGGGCAGCTCCTTACACTTACTGCTTTTATGGTTCGGCTTTAGCGGTTCCAACATTAGCGAATGGCGGATGTTTGCCAGATCAATACCCTCCGGGTGTTGGTGGGAGCGGGAACTTCTCGGCTGGGGGTGACCTGGTAGGGAGTCCGACCAGTCAGACTGTGAAGGGTTTAGATACCGTCAAATTCTGCACGGGTTTCACGCCGACAAACGGGCAATACCTTCAACTCACCACGGCGCTGTCTCCAAATCCGTGCTACACGGCAGTTCAATCGGTTCAGGTCAATTCTGCTGCTACGGCCCCAGCGAACTTAAACAATACCACTCCGGCAGCGCCTACAAATGGCGTAAATGTCAATTTTCAGGTTGTCGGGCCGAATGTTAGTGCTTATCTACCTGGCACTGGTTCTCCCTCAAACTGCTTGAGTGGGGCGGGAACGTATGTACCCTGTTCTGGAGGAAGCGGAACTCCCAGCGGCAATACGGGCCAGCCTCTGTCAAACGTTGCTGGGTCTACGACCTATGCCACTTCCCTGCTTTATCTCGACGTTTCGCAGACAGGCTTTCATTCTGGCAGCGCAGGAACGTGTACACCGGGAACCAATGACAATATCTGCATCGCCAATGCCATTGCAGCGGTTCCGGGAACTCCGGGTTCAGGCGGCGGGTATGCCATTATTGACGACTCGGCCGTGACTGGGAATCAAGTCTGGACGGCAAGCCCGTGGGCTGGAATCTTATCAAATGGCACGACAAACATTACGTCTCCGGTGACTTGCGGCAAATTCCGAATCAATGCCGGGACGAAGATCACAACCAGTACTCCAATCGCCGTGCCCCGGTGTTGGGACGTGGAAGTAATCAGCGCCTTCGGACAAAATGCAACCATCACCGCCTCAAGCACTTGGCCGGGAATCTATACCGCAGGGACGGTCACCACGGGTGCGCCATCAACCATTTCCTCCGGGCAGTATCAGTTCACGGTTACATGCTCCTCCGGGTGTTCGTTTGTTGGCAATGTGTTTGTAGGAGAGGAATTCGGTGTCTGCCAAGGCACGACCTATCCCGGCGCGAACGGGCCGGCCTGCGGGGGTAATGGCACGACGACTTGCGCGACGGCTTGCGGGTCTAACGCGCCAGTTGGCGGTCAAGCACAACTCACCTACGGCATGGTGATAGCGGTCACGGACAACACCCACCTGATCGTCGCAACTGCCAATGCTAATTCAGGCGCAGCGAACAGCAGTGCCGTGAACTACGTCATCAAAGCCCCGTTGATCTGGTTAGGGGCCATGGGTGCCGATGGTGGAGACTCAGGCGGGGCTTCGGCCACATGGACAGGCGGAACGATCAGTTGCAATAACGAGCCGGGATGCACGGCATTCACGAACTTTTCGCAGCAGGAAAACTCCGGCGTCACACACGTCGTCATCAACAACGTAATCGACACCTATCTGGACATTGAGGGAATCAACGCAGTTAATAGCGGCCCCTATGACCGGATGGTGATGAATGCGAGTTCAAGTTGCACTTCGGCAACACGGGCTATCATCACAAGAATTCCCGGCTCGCTTCACCCCATTGAAAACACGACAGTCAATTTCGATGGCTGCACTTCTGGGGCAGGAGAAGTAGCGGTGGACTTTGAGGAAGGCGGAGACTTCGGGCCGGGGATTCACTTCGAGGGAAACAACACCAGCACCAACATCTTCGTGGATGTGGGCGAGAACACGGGCGGCGTTCCCATGACGGCCTGCCCGGTTTATTGTCCTCAGCCTGTCAATGTTGCGGCAGGCGCACATCTCCACGACTTTGCTGTAACCGGAACAGGTCAGACCGCCATCAACATTGGTTCCAATGCCGCAACCCAGATTGAAACCGAAAACATCACCGCCAGCTGGACCAACGTGATCGTGGATAACGCGCGCGGCTGCTCTATCACCAGCGCCACGGGCGATTCGACGATTTCACGGTATGACCATCTCTATAACAATGGCTGGTTCGGCACGGCCCAGAATGCAGCGAACTCCTGCGGCTCGGGCGGAACCTACGTCGGAACGATCAAGGCGGGAATCTTCAATGCCACGACCGGATTCCAGGTGGGCGGCGCGGCTCCGAGCGGCCATACCCTCTGCGGAAATGGCACATACTATGTCGATGGAACCTGCGGTGGAGGGCTGGCAGGGCTGACGGTTGACAATAATGGTTCCAGCCAAGGCACGGCGACAGGCACACCGATTCTCAACTTCGTATCTGGCTGCACTTCTTCAGCGTTGTCCGGGTCTACATTCTCGATTACCTGCCCTGTTGGAGGTGGGACGGGCACTCAATATCAGACGGCTTACTTCAATCCAGCGAATACCGCCGTAGGTGGAGGGCCGGGAATCATTGGGCAGACTTGGGTTTCAGATGGCACGGCAGGACCGCCTCTGATGTTGTCTCCCGGAATGTCAGATAGCGCGACCTCTCCTGTAAGTCTGGCATCGGCCTCTTACACGATTGAATGCGATAGCGGAACCACCATGCAGGACCGCACCAAAGCCATTCGCTTCACGACGGGCGGAAATCCCGTCATCATTCCTCTGTCCACGGGTTCAGGCTGCTCCAATCTGGTATTCACGGGCTTTAACCTCACAGGCTCAAGCCTGACGCTGAATGCAACTTCCACGGACACGTTTACCGTCTCTGGCGGTCTAGGGACTCAAGGGGCCAGTCAGACGACTGCGAGCATTCCAAATAATGCCTGGTTTACTGCAAATCAAGGGGCGAGTGGAATCTGGGAAGTCAGAATCAACACTCCACTCACCGGAATGACTTGCGGCTCGCTGTGCTATATCAATCCGACCTTCGATAAGACAGCGACAGGCTTGTTGAATCCCACAGCGGATGCCACATTCACCTTGCCAAACACTTCCGTCACGGGCATTACGCTTACCCAAGCAGCTCCAGCCTCAAGTGCAGGGACTGGCGCTACTGCGGGATATGTATTTGTAGTACAGGGGGGCACGGGCGGCGCGACCTCTTCCACGGGTACAGCAACCGGAGGAGCGGGCAGTTCTCCTCAGATCATTGGCGGTACGGGTGGAGCGGCAACCGGAGCGGGCACAACGGCGACCGTAGGCGGCAGAGGCGGAGCTGCCATCATAGAAGGCGGTCCCGGAGGGGCTGGGCAAGCTGGCAACGATTCCGGCGGGAACGGGGGAGCGGTCATACTTCAGCCTGGAGTCGGAGGAACCGCGAGCGGCTCAGGGACCGCTGGAACTATTGGCGCAATCGAGGTTGAAGGCGTAATCAACCCTTGTTATGACACTTCTGGTTCAGGAACAGCGCAAAGTTGCACTCTGGCGGGAACATTTGCCCCCGTTAACAATTTGTGCATGTTATATAGCACCACCACAGCTAACAGCGGCACGGGATTAACGATCAACGTAGATAGCTCCAGCGCTGTTTCCGTGGCCGTACCCGGCTCCAGCGGTTACACGACGACACTGACAACCTCGCCGCATTCGATCCCTGCCAATACACCAATTCCGATGTGCTACAACTCCACGGCGAGTCAGTGGCAGGTAGTGGGGAACGGCGCAGTCAATGGCTCCATCACCATCGCAGGCACCACGGTGTCTCTTGGCGGCTCAACATCTTCCTTCCCTAGCCCCGGTGCGATTGGCGGCACTACCCCGGCAGCGATCACAGGAACAACGATCACTGCCAATACGAGTATCACCTGCACTGCCGCAACTTGCTTAGGATCAGCGACGGCCACCACGCAAACAGCGGGGGACAATTCCACTAAGGTAGCTACCACCGCCTACACGAACACGGTTTACAACTTAGTTCAGACCAGCGGCTCGCCATACACCTTGCTGGGGCTGACGGGTTATTACTGGAACGATGCCAGCGGCGCTTATACTTTCCAGCTCGATTCCCCGGTTGCGGGGAAGCAGTATTGCTTTGGCAACTACTCAGGGCAGACTGGAGTCATCACCGTCAAGAGCACGACATCGGTGTACATCGTTTACAAAGGGGCCAATGGGACGGTGACGACCGGAACGCTCGTATCAGGCGGTGCAGCAGGGGATTTTGTCTGCATGGAAGGTGTGGACACGACGCACTACATGGTGACAGGCGTGGGCTATGGGACTTGGACGAACAACTAGCGTTCTGATTCTGCTCTGCGGATTCGCCCACGCACAAGGCATCTTGCAGGGGGTGATGAATGTCCAGTCAGGGGTGCAAGCGATTACCCTAGACAACGGCGGTTCTCCCTGCTCCGGCAGCGGTTCGACCAACTACATTTCCTGCTCCTCCGCGATGACTCTATCGGCAGGAAGCACGATCGCTTGCGGGTCTTATGGGCAGAGTGGCGGAAACAACGAGACCGGCGCGGTCATGGATTCCGTGAATGGGTTCTATGAGAACGTTTACGGTGCGGCCCATCCCAATAGCACCCTAAGCTGGCTCGTCATCGCGGTAAAGCAGAATTCGGCCAGCGGGTCCATTACTCCACAGATTTATTACAGCGCCGTCCCCAACGCGCAGGCCAATCTACTCTGTTATGCCTTCAAAGGAACAGCGGCGTCGAACGTGTTAGACGCAGGCGGCGCGGAGCAAACCACCAGCGCCACGGTCACGAATCCAACCTCTGGCACGTCCACTGCTCCGTTAAGCAACAATGAAGCGGTCGCAGCATGGATGTCGCGGAACTCCGCCACCGCGCCGAGTTCCGGTGGTGGAAGCTGGCTGCCCTCTGGAACGCTAACACTGGTCGGCTCCTCACAGGTTCGGCAGGCCGCGGAGTATCAAATCCAGACCACCGCTACCGCGGTCAATGGCCCGTTCACGGGGAACAGCACAAGCATCGCCACAATAGATTCCCAAATTGCGCTTTTACCGTTGGGCACGACCGGGGGAACCCGTTCGATGACCGGGATGTTCGTGCCTTTCGGTGCGCCGGGAAGTGCGCCGACTGGAACCATGTCCACGACCCTGTTGGGCGCGGCAGGGAGCACGCTGGCAAACATTCACTTCAATGCCGCTTCCCCTTACTGGACACTTAACGGCACGGCTCCCACCTACGACAGCACCGTGAACGCGACTGGCACGCGAAACATCATGGTCAATCAAGTGGCGCACACCTTCGGTGATGCCGGGGTCAGTATGCTGGTCGCAGGCGGCACGGCCACCGGGTTCTTCTCGGTGCAGGATGACTGGTCAAGCACAGGAGCGCCCTTCTGGGCAGGCTTCTTTTTCAGGATGGCATCCTCTGGAGCGACCAACAGTGTTGCCTGCGACAACTTCTCGATAGCAGGAGGGGGAATCGACGGCCAGATTATCGGACAGATGGACGTGGCGGCTACCGGGACTACCTACACGATGAAGATGGAGACGGTCGAGAATGCAGGTTCCCCGGCTTCGGCCAGTCCGACGATGAACATGGATCAGGACTACTTCATTCAGGAGCACATTGCCGGAGCGAATGAAAGATATCACCAACTGCTTATCTATTCGTGCGGCACGGCAAACTGCCATACGTCGCCCACATGGAGTCTGCTGGGCACGATAAACCTCGACCACACCTGCACGAACGGAGCGAATGCGACCTGCACGCTTCCAACGCCCGTCGTGTCTCCAACAGGCACCGTCTCCTCGGGCGCGACCAGCATGACCCTATCGTCTGGCACTTCCACGGTGAATGGCCAACTTCTCCTCGATCCGACTGGAAATTGCCTCCCATGGCCTACGCTGATCGAGGCTGGCGGAGGGACGACCAGCATCACTCTCTCGCAGCCTACGACGTGCGGGGTAAGCGGCACGACGGTTAATTTCTATACCGTTCCAGCGAACCTAAAAGTGGCAACCAACTGCACCGTCTCTTCCGGCTCGACCTCGATGAGCTGCGTGGCCCCCGGCGTTGGCACGATCACCGCCGGGTACGCGGTAGGCGCGACGGGAATCATTCAAGGCACGGTAGTTTCGGCAGCTTCAGGCTCAGGGCCGATCACGGTCACACTTTCAAGCCCCGCCAACACAGCTCTAACCAATGCAGGCGTGGCGTTCTGGAACCTGACCGCCACGGGGGTGTTTGAGTTCGGCAAGAACGCGGGCGGAAGCTGCGGCGTCACTTCCAGCCAATGGTGGGGGTCTCCGTATTGGGATCGGTTCGGGACGTGGGGGGCATTTGCGCCGAACTAATCTGGGCAGGGATGAGTCTTGTAATAGTCGCCGTAGCACATACGATCCAGTTTTACAGGGGGATTGCCAGTCGGGGTAGGGAACTTTAATGTCGGATTCGACCATCGGCCAGCAAAGAAACTCAATGCGATCACTGCCACAACTGCGATGCGCTTCATGGCTCATTCTCCTCGGGGGCATTATAGCGCTTGCGCCAACCGCGTGGGCGACGAACTACACCGTGGGGCCGAGTGGCAAGAACTACACCACCATCCAAGCCTGCGCGACGGCGATGGCTGCCGGCGATACCTGTACCGTCTATGCCGCGACATATAACGAATCTCCATCCGTGCCAGCGGGAACTGCTGGAAATTACAAGACCATAACCGTGAATGGCACAGACGTGGTAAACGTGAGTGGCGGGTTTACGCTAAACTCTCACACCAAGTTGGTCGGCAATTGCCCGACTCCTACCGCAACGAGCAGGCCAGCGGTAGCTTCATGTGGATTCAGCATAACCCAGCCCTCTCAGAGCGGGGGGTGTGTCACCATTGTCGATGGCTCTACGGATGTTTACCTCACGAACAACGTCATGTCTCAATGCGGCTTGGGCAATGACGTAGAAGTCACAATGGGTTCTACGAACGGATCGAGCTACGTCTACATCACAGGAAACACTTTTAGTTATGGATGCGGGACTTCATCTGCTCCCAACAACTGCGTGGCGATTAGCAACAGTGGGAACCATATTTTCGAGCAGAATAACGACTTTTCTCACTTTGGCATCGTGGTTGAAATGTACGGCCAGTACGAAGTCGCACGAAACAACTTTTTCCATGACATATACGAATCCGAATGCGGTTCAGCGTCCGGCAACTGCCACATGGATATGCTCTATGCGGAGCGCAGCAATACAGCGGCAAACTATGTGGTCCAGTACCAATTATGGGAAAACAACGTTGCAACCAACGTTGTAGGCGTGGACGGCAAAGGCCTGTGGACTGCTGCGGACAATCCCAGCGGCTGCGGAACAAGTTGCTTCAATGTCATCGGGCGCTACAACGTGTTCTCCCACTTCGGTTCGGCGACCGCCGCGCAAACCAGCGGATTTTTGAACGTCAAGTATTACAACAACACCTGGGTTGATCCAAACAATGGAGCGCTGGCCTCTCCCGCCTCGACGGATTATCGGGATTCCGGCACCGGCGGGGCCGAGATCAACAACCTGTTCTATTATCCGCAGTCTGTTCCGCAGTCATGGGGATGGTACGCCTACCCTGTCCCGTCAGGATCGGCCACAGGTTTCACGGCGGGCGCGAATTTAGCCTACTGCTCCGCGACTCCGTGCGGAATTCAGACGCAGCGCGGCGGAACGTCCTATCTGTTCGCCGCCGATACGCCGGTGATCGTCGCGAATATTTTAGACACCAGTGACCCGCTGGCGAACTATTCGGGTGGCAATTACAACCTTGCTTCCGGGTCAGCGGCCCTCAACGCTGGTACGTATTTGACCACTGTGGCCTCCGGCGATTCCGGATCAGGAACCTCGCTAGTCGTCACGGATGCCGGATTTTTTCAGGATGGCCTCGGGTTAACTTCTGCTGGAGTTCAAGCCGACTGCATCTCGGTCACAACGGTCAGCAATCACATTTGCATCTCCGCAGTGAATTACTCGACGAACACGCTGACCATGGCGAGCGGTTTTTCTCGTTCCGTTGGGGATCACATCTGGCTGTACAGTAAGTCCGATGGCACACAAGTTTTGACCGGGAGTGCACCAAATATCGGGGCATTAGGGCAGGGCGGAATAAGCAATACTCTGACTGGGGCTTGTGGGGCATGTTTCAATTGAGATAAAGGGGGTATCAATGATCGCATGGGTAGAATCGCACGGAATTGAAGTTTTGGTCATCTACTACGTATTTGCTGCGTTCAGTGGCGGAATGCCTACACCTGGCGACAGCGCGAGCGTGGCATACCGCTGGATTTTCAGCTCCCTGAGCATCCTGAATGCCAGCATTGCACGGCTCGTGGCAACCCAGCTTCCATCGTCAAAGATGGGGCAGGCTCTCACCAGCGGCCCCCCTGTTCAAAGTGTGGTACTAGAACCCCCAAAGGAGACAAAGCCATGAAAGCACCTTTTCATCTACTGCTGATTTGCGCGGCTATTCTGCTGTTTCTCGCTGCCGGACTCGCGGGGCCATGGGGCACTGCGCCTAATGAGTGGCCCTATCGAGGAAGATTGATCGCCTGGGGATTATTCTGCTGGGCGCTAAGTGAAATCGTGACAGTCTAATTGAACGATGGCCGAGAGCATCCAGCATGAAAGGGAGCTACGTGAACAATGGCAGGCTTCGCACGCCGAAGTTCATGTAGCCGAAAGAGAGGCCCTGCGTCTAGCGTCTGAGGATATCAGCCGTCGCCTCAGCGAAATGAACCAGTTTCGGGCGCAGCTTGAGAAAGAGAGAAGCGAGTACGTCCCACGAACAGAGCACGAATTGCTAGCAGAGCGCATCAAGGTACTGGAAATCGCTCGCGGAGAGCAGACAGGTAAATCCGCAGCTTACGCCTCAATCGCGGCATTTGTGGGGATCGTCGCAGCGATTGTTATGCGGTACTGGAAATGAGCGAGACGCCACAGCAGGAACTGGCCCGGTTGGAGCGTCAGCGGGAGGAGGCGACTGATTCTCAGGTGCGTGCCATCATCAACAACCGGATCGCAGAACTTAAGAGGCAGTTGGAGAAGTTCGGGAAATGCGAAAAGTAAGGCTTGCATGTTAAAACTTAACAATTTAATGTCAGAGTGGCGCTGTGCATGAATTTGCTCTCCTGCTACTCGGTGGGAATGACGCTCTCGATCAGCTTCGTGGAGAGGCTATCCACCTTGCATTCCTGGCTTTCATTGGCGGAGTGGCTACTGTTACCGGCGTCATTGGTTGGTTTGTTCGCCGCGATATCAAGCTGGCGGAAGTTGCGAGAGCTGAACAAGGGCTTAAGCACACATCTCTTGAGGAAAGATTCAACGATCACGTCCGCCGCACCGGGATGGAACTGGTCGATGTTAAGTACCGCATGGGCATCATGGCGACTCAAGTTAAGCGAGAAATTCCTGAAGTCACCATTCCAGAGTGGCCCTAGATGAAC